TCTTTTATAAGCATTGGTTTTATGAAACCATTTTTATTAGTTGTTAGAGATGGAACCAGTTGTTCCATCTCTTCTTTTGTTAATAAATTATATTTCTTATTTGTAACAGATTGCAATGTTACATATTCATCTTTTAAATATTTTTTTAATAGTTGATTATATTCATATTTTGCTTTATAAAAAATAGATTTTTTTGAATTAGATTTAATATAAATATCTGGTTGTTTATGTTTTTTACCATCATATTGTCCAGTATAGCGTTTAATTATAAAATCATTGCCAATTTGTTCAAATTCAAGATAAACTACTTGTATTTTATCTCTTGCATTTCGCTTTAATAAATATTCTTGATTTATTACCATTTTACAAATTTTATATTTTATTTTTTCTTACCCTGAATTAAAATCTTGTATATAATTAAACTAAATTTAATATTTTATCTACTATAACAGTTTTTTCAAATTTATTTAATAGATCTTTTGAATCATCTTTAATAATGTTTGTAAAACTATTATAAACTGTATACATTGTTGGATCTATAGTTTCTTCTACATAATATGGACTTTCTCTGTCTATAAACAGCTGTTTATAAGCATCAATTGGTGCTGTGACAGGTAATTTTACATAACCAAATCCATAACTAATAGATTCTCTAATAGTCTTATCAACCCATTTTCCCAAATAATCAGTTCTTTTTGATCTGTCTAAATGGGTATCTTTTAACTGTTTTATCCTTAAAGCAAGATCATTATCTGCCTCTTTTAAACGTTTAATAGCTGTATAATTCAAAGGAGATTCTGGTATTATTTCTTGTATATCTATCCATTCTGGATTAAAAACAGTTAAATTTATACATGCTCTATTTAAGTATCCTCTATAAATTTTTGCTACAGGTAATTTAGTGTCTATACCATATAAAAATCCAATAACTTCATCATGTTCATCAATACAATATTTGTCTGGTAGTACTGCTTGAATTAAGACTCTATTATAAGTAATATCTGTTAATCCCTGAGATAATGTTAACTGATCTGGTGTCTGCACAGTTATTATAAATTTATCTGTATAAGCAGACATTTTATCTATAAAAGGCTCGACATATTCTTTTGTTGATAAAAATTCTTTGTTTTTAATAACAGTCGGCTTTCCTTTTAATAATTCATTAATTGAAATTTCCATAAATCACGGATATAATATTAATTTTGTTTCAAATATTGTATCATCTTTTAAAATATCAAAATCTACAGATGGCAGCGTTAAACCGAAATTTTTATGCATCCATGCACTGGATCCAAAGAAAGAACCTACAGATTTGTATCTAAATCTACGTCCATATGTTGTTGCGCTTTGATGTAAATCACCTTTAATAAAATGAATGTTTCCAGATAATTGGTTATAATCAATAAATTCATTAATTTGATTTTCTGTTTTAACATTCAATGTTAAAGGCATATTTTTAAACATATCAACAGCATCTTTGCCATGGCATAAAATAAATGTATGTTTATTTACAGTAAAGAAATCAATAAATTTATCAAATATGATAGATTTAATTTGTGGATTTAAAACTTCCAGACTTGCAATTAATGCTTTATTGGCAATATATCCCACGTCACCGTCATGGTTGCCGCCATCTACAACAACATATTGAATTGATTGAAATATTCCACAAGTAGATAAAGAAGAAAATAATTCAATCATAACTTGAAGAAAGTTTTTAAATTGATCCTTATTATCCATATTTTGTGGTAATATATGTCCACCACGAGTTGTTTCAGCATTATATCCATCCAGAGAATCTCCTAAATTACATACAATTATATTACTGCATTTAAATTCAATAGCCAATTCATATATTCTATTTATAACTTGTTCCATTCTATGCATAACAACCTTTTCATTATATTCATTACTATAAATAGAATATTTTGAAACATCAGCTCCTATATGCATATCACTTAAATATACTAATAAAGTATTGTCTGTTGGATTATCTGGATGTACTATTGGGATTTTTAAATCAAATTCAATATTTATATCTGATAAAAAACATTTAAAATCTTCAACTTCTTTTCTAAGGTCATCATATTTCTTTAAAGTTTCTTTAAACTTTGCTTCTATTAACCTATTTCTCTCATGTTCTATTCTACGAAGATAATTATTTTCTTTATTTTGTAAAGTAATTGTAATTAAATCTTCAACATCTCTTTCTTCAAATTGATGTGGCGCTATTGGAGAACATGCTTTTGTTATATTAAAAGCTCTTAATATTCTTTTAAATTCTTGAAAAGTATATTTTGGAAAATATCTTGCAACTTCTCTTTGAGTTAAATTTGCACCTTCAGAAGAATAAAGTTCATAAATCAGTTCTACATCTTCTCTACTTAAAATTCCATCTAATGGTGCTTTATCTCTTATTAAGATATGAAACCTATAGCCAATTATCTTACCAATTAATTCTCCATTTACATTTATTTTGTCTGTATCACTTCTTTCAAATATAATTTGAGATCTTTTTTCAAATGATTCGTTTTCCATCATTTATTATATTTCTTTACTCTTGGACATAAAACAAAAATGTACCTTCTTTAGCATTTTTAGATGGAGTATATAATCCAAAACCAGCAAATCTATTACCAGAAGATACTTTTTTTGCTACAACAATAACATAATCTTTTTTAGTGTCAGCAACTAAATTTTTTAATATTATTAAAGCATCTTTTTGTTGATAGGCTTCACCGCAAACGGCACCCAGATTTTTTACTTCTATCAAATTTTCTCTTTTAGTATCTATATCAAATTCAGCTTCTACAATTAAATAAACTTTTTTAAATGTTCTACGTCCCGAATTTTTTTCAGTAATAATAGTATAAGGACTTTTTCTTAAATCTGGAGAACTTGTTTGTAATACAATATAAGCTCCTAATAACTTATGATTTTCAGTATATTCTTTAAAAAAGTTATTTAATTCAATCTTATCAAGTGGAGAACCAGCTTTTTTCCATGCCATAGTAGCATTTTTTAATTTTGAAAATGGCACAGTAAATTCAGTAGAATTATAGGCTTCTAACTTTGTATAACCTTTTGCGTACTTTATCATATTAAATATAGTTTATTTTAAAATCCCAATTTATTTTGTTGTCTTTGATCTGTTAAATAATTTGTTTTTACTCTAGGTGCCGTAACTTTATTTATAGCAGACGGAATATCATAACCTAAAACATATACACAAATATAAAGTTCTTTTAAATCTGCTAAAGAACATCCAGAAGACCCATTTACAAGTTTTTGCACATCTTCTTCTGGAACATTTTTATATTTAAAATATTCTTCTCTTGTTATTTCGTCTGGTAAGTCAACTTGTACAATTAAATCTATTCTACTTGGTCTAAGAAAGGTGTTTGGTATAGCAGAAGAATTATTTGTTGTCGCTAAAACAAGATGATGATCTATATGTGTTTTTCCATCTAAAAAATCAAGAAGTTCATTTTTTACTTCTAAAAAAGTATCTAATTCTTCTATTATAGTTATTATAGGAGTATCTGGTTGTATTTTTCTAAAATGGTTTGATATAAATTTGATAGCTGTTGGAAGTGCATTGGCATCCTCAATTTTAAACACGACCCCACCAGACTTAACGATTTGTGACATTATAATAGAAACTATCGAAGTTTTTCCTGTTCCAGGGAGTCCTTGTAACAAAATACCACGTTTATGTACTAAATGCTTATCTTTATAAATCTGCTCACGATTCCAAAAAGTTTCTATTTCTTTAAGCAAACTATCAATTATAGTATTTGAAAAAATAAATAATTCATCAGATTTTATTTCCATTTTAATACAATAATATCCAAGATCTCTACTATAACCTATTGAATATAGTCCAGGTTCTAAAGTATTTTTTAATTCTATTTTATTTGTTGGTCTAAATAAATCATCTTCTTTAATCCACATCATTGTATCTTTTTCCTCTTTTTCATATTCTTCTATTACATCATAACCATCAAAAAATAATATTCTGTTTGAGTTTAAAACGGTGTCCATGTGCTTAAAATTTCTTTTATTTTTTGTATTATCTCACTTGATGTTTTCAATCCAAAAGAATCAAATTTACTACATCCATACATAAAATCTTCTGTTATTATTGAAAGTGCTTCGAGCATTTGATAGTACACAGAATCATCTGGTTTCTGTTTAGTTATATCCATTAATATTTTTAATGGAGTAATTTCTGTGTTTTTTTTCTTAACTTGATATGTAACTAAAGCTAATAATGAAATAAGCGCTAATTTATCATTTAATTCTTCAGAGGCAAAGCATCCCAAAGAAAAAAATTTAGTATATACTATATACTTTTCATTATAGCTTAATTCATTAATTTCATTAATTTGTTTGTTTAGAAATGTATTCATTTCCTAAAGTTAATAACAAAGTTTTTATTTCATCTATTCCTCTATCGATCTGGTGTTTATTAACCTTTATTATTTTAGATGAAAAATTCGGTACTGTTTCTATTGCTATAATATTGATATTAAAAATATAACTTTTACCAATCTTCTTAAAATAAGAAGATAAAAGCCATAAATAAAAACTTAGTTGTCTATAATATTTGTATTTATTAAAAGAAGATTCCATAAAATATTCTATAGAATTACTAGTAGTTTTTATATCATTTAGAATAGCTATACCATTTTTTTCATCAATACTTAAATTATCTATTTTTCCTTTTAATTTAAGAATTACCTCTTTATCATCTATAACTATCTTAACATCTGCAAAGATAGCAAATTCATTATAATTTTCTTCAGAATTAAGTAAATTTAATATTTCTTTATCTATGTTATTTATACAATTATTATATTTGTTTAAATTACTATTAGATAGATAAATTTTGCATTTTTCTGATTTTTGTTCATCACGTCTTTGTTGCCAATAAAAGAAATATTCATTTTCTATATTTTCAATGCGTTTTTTTGTTAATTTACCAGAATAGTAATCAATTTCTTTTGCAACTCTAATATAGTCATCCACAGTCACTCCATTTATTTCTATCATTCTATCAGCAAATTTACCAAGTTTTCCAGCTGGTTTAGTTATATTAGAAATTTCATAAAAATCTGGTTGTAATAACATACAATGTATTGCATTGCCCAATTCTATATAATCTGATGATAAAGGTTGTAACCCTAAATGAAATTTTTCTAAAGAACCTCCATTACTTGGGTCTAATAATTTTAATTGGCTGCTACTAATATAATCCTTATATTTGTCAGAAAAATATTCTTCATCGGATATTTTTTCAAATCTTATACTATCTAAAATGATTTCTAAATAACTCATCGTACTTTTTCTCTATTTCTTTATATTTCAATTCATAAATCTTATAAGGTGTGCATATATCTTTATTTCTCTGACTATGTATCAATAATGCTGGGAAATTAGAATTTATACACTGTAAAACATTATTAAAATCATCATCAATTAATAGATCACATCTACCCCTTAAGACGTCTGCTTTGTTTTTAGTTTGACTATATATTTGATATACTGGTCTATCTGGAAGATTATTTTTTAAAAGCCAATTTTTTGTAAATCTTTTTGAATTTATACGTCTGGTACAATAAACGTGTGGTACAAAATCTGGATAATGTATTACTTTTAAATTTTCCCAAAAATTTTTATGATTCCTTAAATAATATACATTTTTAGTAATATTTTTTAATGTCGGATCATTACAAAATATAGCATATTCTTCAGAAAAATTAGACAATGTATCATCTATATCCAATGCAATTCTTAATTGCCTCATATTATTTTTTCATTACTTGTTTTAGAATCTTATAAAAAAAATCTTTTGAAATTATTACATATTCGCCAGCAGATGTAATATTTATATTACCATCTTTTTTTTCTTGTATATTCCAAAAGATTGCTAAAGGTTTATCAATTTTACCAACTTCTGTATTTATTTTTTTAATTTGTGGCGTTGACTGTGTCTTTTTTGTTTGTATATAACATGGAAGAATATTATCTTCATCATGTATATCAATTTTCATACTATCTAATTTTTTATTAGAAGCCCTACTAGTCGTTATATTTTCATTACCAGTTAATTCTCTTAATTCTTTTGCTATTTGTCTCTCATAAGAACTTCCCTTTCTTTTAGAGTATTTTCCAATATTTTGTCTTATTGATTTGTTCTTTTTTGCCATAACTCTATTAAATTAAAAGTTTTTAGAATGCCATATTTTTTTACATAATCTGAAAAATCCTTCGATCCAGGCATTAATAATACCTTTATATCACTAAATTGTTTTCTAATTTTCTGTGCTGCTTTAACACCAGGAAGATCTCGATCATATAATAGATATATATCGTTAAATCTTAATTTTAACTTTTCATACTGTTTTTCAGTAAGAAAAATATTTTCTGTATTAGGAGCTATAGCTGGAATTCCAAATTCAAATAAAGACATAACATCTTTTAGAGATTTAGTAATAATAATATAATTACCATTTTTAGGTAATTGCTTTATACCCTGTATCATACTTGCTGGCCAGTTACTTATAAATCTATTTTTTATTTTGTTTGGCATATATAAACGCCATAAATAATCTTTTTCTTTTGTCTGACCACCATAATAACCAAAAATTGGATTTTTTGTAGTAGATTTTATTATAAATACACCATTAAGATAAACCTCATCTATTGAAAAAACTTTAAATTTTTTTAAAGTTGATAAAGAAATACCAAAAGATTTCCACCAATCGAGTTCTTCGGTAGTAAAATCTTTTATAGTAACAAAAATTTTAGCTCTTGTAGTCTTTTCTAATACAGTATTAGTGTATTGAATTTTTGGTTGATGTTTTTCTAAATTAGTGTAATTTATTATATTAAAATCATTTGCAATAATTTTTAAAGCATTATAGTAATTACAACCATATAAATACATTACACAGCCAACAAAATCAAATGTAGGCCCAGCAAAATCTTTATAGATTAATCTTCCTTTTTTATCTTTATAAAAAGCACAAGTTGGATTAATATCTTTTCTTATCATTGCAGGGCTTCTAAATAAGCCCTTTTTTATTGGAACACCCAGGTAGTGTTCAAAATATGTTTCCTGGGTGTTATTTTCCAATAAAAGTTCTCTGGTTAATTTAGGTAAAACAACTAATTCAAAATTCATTATTATAATGTATCTACATCAAAAGATAAATATTCTGGTGCATCATCTGTTTGGGTGTCTTCAAAAACAGTACTTGGAACGGTATCTTTTTCTTTTGTTATTTGTTTTTGAATACGATCCATTTCATAAGTTGTAAAAGCTATTTTATCTCCAATGAAATTATTCCTAATAACTGCCAAACCATTGGGATATTTTTCCGTTTTTACAACCCTCGTAAAATAACTTGGAAAAACTGCATCTCCATTATTATTTTTTAATAATTTAATATTTGTTTCTGTACCTGCTTTTGGGTTTAAAATCTTACACATTATATTTCTTAACTCATCCCAATTTGAAGCTTTTAAACTTGCAGTTCCAGCATCTATTTTAGCAGCAACTTCTGGATTAATAGCATCAATAATGTGTTTAAAAAGTAACATTATATTTTCAATATTAGATGGCTGTTCGATTTCATTTATATTACCATTTTTATCATGAACAGTTATACTTTTTCTTTGGCCATCTCCCTCCTTCGGTTCAAAAACAGTGTGTTCAAAATAACCATTTTCATTTTCAAATCTAAATCTTAATACTTTATAAACTTCTCCAGGATGTTTAACCCCAGGTATATCTACTGCTTCACATTTTACAAAAGTTACTTTGTGTACAGTATTTCCAGGCAATCTTTGTTGTGTTAAATTTTGTGATGCTTTTGCAGTAATGTCAAATGAAAAATTCATACTTTTTAAATTTTAGAGTCTAGCATATTTATCTGAAAACTATCATCATCTAAATTATTTATATTATAGTTTTCCAAATCAATTTTAGTTAAATCATTTAGATCATCACTTTCTGGAAAACTATATTCATCTTCAGTAACAAGAAGAAACATATCTTCAAATGGAACAATATAAAATTTATTTGCTATTTTACCTAAATCCTTTGAAGTTGTTCCCTTACAAATTATTCTATTATTTTTAGATAATAAATTTCCTCGTGTTTCAGACTTAAATACAACAGGTTTGAATTTATTTTCAATATAGACCCATGCTATTTCAATTCTGTCTCCTGAAACCGCACCTAATAATTCTAAAGCGACCTGATTGAATTCCAATGTGTTTTCATTTAAAATAGCAATAGGATCAGATTCTATAATTGTATTTATATCTTTGATCGTTGTTCTTACATTAGATATTTTTTGTGTTAAAGTATCTAATTGCATTGTAATTGTTATTAATTTTAACATTTTATCTTAATTTTTATAAATAATATTATTCCTTTTTGTTATCTTTTAAAGATGAATAAATATTTTCCCAATAAGTTTTAATTGTACCATCTTTTTCTTTTTTAGATAGAAGAATTGTTTGACCAGAAAGGTTATCTAATCTTGAACCAGATAAGACTGAAGCACTTGCCCCAAAATTAGCATATAACTCATTTGTTTCTGGATCTCTATAGACATAACAAATAGCATCTGAAAGAGAAGATAATATTCTTCCCATTTTTCCAGTTACATCTAGGTCTATAACATTCATTTCAGTTCCTTTTTCATTTAAAGATTTTTCTTTAACGTGTCCTATTAATATAACATTCTGTACAGCATTAGTAAACCAACCAATTATTTCTTCCATAGCCTGTCTAAAATATAAATATCCAGCTCCATTTGGAAGTTTTAAAATATTTTCTTTTGGGTCAAAATTTACACCCATAGGAGTATTTCTATATAATTTATTTGCATATGGTAAAGCTATATCTTCCAAAGCAGTTACTGTATCAAGAGCTACAAAATTATATTGTCCTGGATTTGCTCTTAATGCTTTGGCTATTTCAAACAATTCTACATAATTAGAAGCTTTTACTTTATAAGCCTCTACATAAGTAGAACCTTTTTCTAAATCTACTATTAGACATTTTGGTAATTGAGCTACTATAGTTGTTTTACCAACTTTTGGCAAGCCAAACATTATTAAATATTTAGGATCTTTATGTTCTGCTGGTATTTTTACTTTTGGTAGTTCCATATTTTTATAACATAATATATTTACTATAATCACTTATATCTTCTGGTTTTGGTAATTCTTTGAAGAGGCCTATCTCTCCATGAAAAACCAATCCTATATTCTTATCTGCTTGTCCAAATCTATTTTTAGTGCATTGTAATAATCTAAACTTATGTTTTAAAACATTTTGTATTGGATACCCTTCTACTCTAGGTATTTTTTCTCTATAAGGATAATATAATAAAAGAATTGTTTCTGCTGCCTGTGCGGGAACAGAAGAATCACTTAAATCTGCATTATCCAAAAGTTCATATCCATTAGTTTTTCGTTCAACAGACTTTGAATTTCTATTTAATTGTTGTATAAATACACCAGTTATTTTACATTTATTTCTAAAGTAAATAAAATAATCAGAAACGGTATCCATCTTTTGTTTTTTTGATTCAGGCCCACTAATTAAGCCTAAGTGGTCTATTATAACTATTTTATAAATATCTGAATCTTTTTCTATATAATCTTCTTTATGCTCGCCAAGTCTAATAAATTCACCAAATTTACTTAACCATTCCTTACAAGTTCCATATATAGCAGTTGGTGAAAGTGGTTTATCATAAATAGTAATATGATTTACTATTGTTTTTATCCATTCAACACTGTTTAATACATAACTATAATACAAATCATTAATTGGACTACTTAGAGATAAAATGTCTCCATAATTAATAACTACATGATATGTATCATAAATGTAAAGAGAGGATAATTTT